GGAATACTATAACGAGGACTACGAAGTTGACATACTAAACAACCTTATGATACATTGGAACAAATTTTTTGAGTCTATTGGTGTCAAGAACTATTGGTTTGATACATTCAATCACCATGACTACAAACAAGACATAAAAAATCTCTGCTGGAAGAATGATAATCCGAGAGACTTACTATCCAAACTCACAGACGTGAGTCATGACACATATCACTTTTCTAATTGGAGGAATGACTGTGGTAGAACAAGGAAAGGATGTAGTCTAGGACTACTAAATCCATTCACATACCACCCAACAAAACGTGGACATGAGATGATTGCAGACATGTTCACTAGGCATTTCTTTCTGTGAACTTTATGTGTTGACATCGTAACATTGGTGCTATATAATACAAGAAATCTAAGGAGGCACATGCAGCACAATCTAGTTTCATTCAATGAACTGTCTGGTTCATATAAAGATCCACATAGTGTGGAGATGTTATCTGAGTACTACGAATGCCTTATAGAATGTAATGATGATCAACATACATGCAAAAGAATATGCAGGGAGGTCTTGGGGTAAGTATAAATACTTGCATGCAAGATAGAAAAGCAGCAAAAAGGTTAATAAAAAGAGCAAAGAAACATCCTAAACTATACTCGACATCCGAAGTCATCTATGCTAAGATGATCAGGAAGTCTATAAAAGAGGATGAAACCACGACAAAAAAAGAGTAGGACTTACTACTACTTCTGGGGAGCAGCAACTGTAGCAGTTTTTGCTGGACAGATTTATGTTGGTACTGGATTTAGAAGAATGGCAGTCACTCTACAGAGGATCTTAGATGCTCCTCTAATGATTGAGGTGCCTGACCTAATACCAAGAGGGAGATACTCTCCTCTCGTACCACCATCACCTGACGTTGAGTACTTAGGATTTTACGATGATAATATGGCACGAGAAACTCCATCATCCAGACAAGGTGGTAGAGACTCTGATCCAAAAATATTCTGCGGAATATTTCTTGAAGGGAGACCCTGATTGGGGTCAACATTACACAGGTTACCATCGTAACCCACACAACGGTGCCCCTACTGTCAACGGAGGATTTATAGACCAAGAGTTGTTGGATCTTTATGTTCCAAAACTCAAGTCTGTGATGAAATTATTTGGATTACTAGATAATAAATCAATCTATTCTTTCACAAGTATCTGGGGTCAACTCTACAAGAAAGAGTTGGGTTCTATCATTGATGTTCACAACCACTACAAAGAACCAAGACAGTTATTATCTTGGGTGCATTTTGTAAAGGTTCCCGAACAGAAATGCTTCTATTTTTATATAAATGGCAAGAAGATCTACCCAGAGACACAATCATCATCTGATATTATATTCTATCCATCATATGTTATGCATGGGGTAGACAAAATGACTGAAGGTGATGTAAGATTTGTGGTAGTAGGTAACATAACCAAAATCAACTAATGAAAGCAGTTCTATGGTCTAAAGACGACTGTCAGTGGTGTGAAAGAGTTAGACAACTCTTCACTGCCACAAAAATAGACTACCTAGAATACAAACTGGACAAAGACTTCACACGTCACCAGTTCTACGAAGAGTTTGAGGAGGGTGCTACCTTTCCACAGGTTCAACTTGATAACAAACACATAGGTGGATGCAAAGATACACTACATTATCTTCAGGATCAGAACCTGATTTGAATGAGATAAATAAAGGAGCAGATCTTTTATTATCTCAAAATAAAAAACCTTATCTGTCTTACAACTGGAGAAAACGTATGGAACAGGCAGTACTTGCCTTGAGCGTGATGGTAGGACTCCTAACTCTTGGTTTAGGTCTTACTATTGGATACCTCTTTAGAGCGTATGTCCATGACACCACACCACAATACTCCCATCCAGAAATGTATGATCAAAATGGGAACCCACTAGCAGACGAACTGATTGCATTCAGATTCGACCCTGATAGACTACACGATGATGATGACGACTAATTATGGCTAAATTACCAAACAATCCCCTTGTGTCTGAGATATTCAAGGCAGTGCATGGGAAGAAAACAAAGAAGGAGAAGATCGATCTCCTTGCACAGTACAAACGAGATGATGTCAAGGCACTTTTGATTTGGAACTTTGACAAAGGCATTGAGAGTGCTGTACCAGAGGGTGAAGTACCCTACAAGAAAAACGATTCACCTGCAGGCACTGAAGGTCACACAAGACTGATACATGAGTGGAGAACCCTGTACAATTTTGTTAGAGGTGGTAATGATAAGATCTCCAACATGAGAAGGGAGAATCTACTCATCCAACTCTTAGAAGGTTTACAAGAAGATGAGGCAGAAATTGTAACACTTGTAAAAGATAAAGATCTTCAGAGTAAATACAGAATTACCAGAGCAGTAGTCGAGGACTGCTTTGGAGATGAAATAAAGTGGAGAGATAAGTAATTTTGTAACACATGTTACAAAAAAACTTGCTAAATATGTTCAGGTATGCTAACATACTGTTACGTTCATCCTCCACAGGAGGACGCAAGTAAGCCGACTCGGAACGGGTTCGTTCATCCCCTAGGGGACGCAAAAGCCGACTGAAGGAACGGTCTAATCAACCTCATCCTACAGGAGAAACCAAATGGCACAAGTCACTTACCGTGGTGTCAAGTATGACACCAACAACAAAAAAAACTCAGCAAAGAAAGTAGTTGAACTCACATATCGTGGTATCGCTCACTCTGCTAAGTAATTGTTAGTAAGAAGATGAAGAGGAGGGGTTGATCCCCTCCTTTTTTTATGCTATAATTTTGTCATGGATAAAGACAAACTAAAAATCATAGTCAGTGACTTAGAGATGTTGTTGTCTGCACTCAAGGCAGAGGTATACTCTGACACTGAGTCGTATAGATATGATGACATTGAACCACAAGAAATGGATTATGATGAGGAGTTTGAAGGTACATGATTAGACTTGTTAGCATCACACCTGATGCTGAAAAAACAATGGCATACATTGCTAGAGTTTCTAACCCTAGTAATCAGGACAATGACAACTACTCAGGTCTACTCAAGTATTGTATCAAACACAATCACTGGTCAGTATTTGAGCAGTCATCTATGACTCTTGAGATAGAAACTACAAGAGGAATAGCAGCACAGATACTACGACACAGATCATTCACATTCCAAGAGTTTAGTCAGAGATATGCTGACACAAATCTACTTGGTACCATACCTCTCCCCGATCTAAGGAGTCAGGACTCTAAAAACAGACAGAATTCTATCGATGATCTCCCCCAAAATCAGAAGGAACAACTTCAGAAAACTATTGCGAAGTATTTCGCTGAAGGAATTGATCTCTACAACGAACTCATCCGTGAGGGTGTTGCGAAGGAGTGTGCGAGATTTGTTCTCCCGTTAGCAACTCCTACAAAACTATACATGACAGGATCATGTCGGTCATGGATACATTACATTGACCTAAGATCTGCACATGGTACACAGAAAGAGCATATGGATATTGCAAATGAAGTTAGACAAGTCTTTATAGATCAGTTCCCTGCTGTGAGTGAGGCACTAGAGTGGCAAAAATTGTCGGCATAAATCTAGCGAAGAATGGATCACTAGCGATCATTCAAGATGGTCATGTAGAATTTTACCTAGAGGAGGAACGTGTCAGTAGAATTAAAAGAGATGTCGGTGCGAAGACTCTTGCCGATAAGTATATTGATTCTAGTGTGGATGTTGTTACCATATGTGATTGTTTTACAAGATATAATAAGCGAACCCATAGAGAAAGAACAGAAGCAAAGAATAACATACTCAAGACAGTACGATCTAAGGGTATACCAGTTGTAGATTACAGAGACAGACACCATGAGTGTCATGCTGCTAATGCATTATATAACTCACCGTTTGATGATGCTGCTGTTGTTGTCATGGATGGTAAGGGGTCTTATCATGATGGATACTGTGAGACAGAGAGTATATTTGACAACCTCACACCTGTGTTCAAACATTACTCTACATTTTGGAGTGAGGAGATGAGTGAACTAGAAAGAGAACCACACTGGTGTGGTGGTAATTTGTATAGTAATAGAACAAGTGTAGGTCAGGCATTCAGAAGAGTGTCACGTTACTGTGGGTTTGATGAGATAGAAGCAGGCAAAACCATGGGTCTGTCAGCATATGGTAGTGGTGATGTCAACCTATTCAATGAGGAGTACGGTCACAGTCTATGCAGCACACAACTCAGACCAAAAGGAAACACCACAGAATATTATGGTGTGCAGTTACAACCTGAGGACTTGGCATACAATTTACAAAAATCTGCTGAGAGACATGCAATCTACATGATAAAGAAGGCACTTGAGTTGACAGAAAACAATAACATTTGTGCATCGGGTGGGTTCTTCTTGAATTGTGTATCAAATTATGCTATGGTAAAAGAGTTGAACATAAACCTTTACGTTGACCCCATTGCTTACGATGGTGGTCTTGCTATCGGTTCAGCATTATTGCATCATCATGAACATATTCGTAACTGACCCCGATCCTTTTATCTCAGCACAATGCTTGCCTGACAAGCACATTGTCAAGATGCCACTAGAAACATGTCAAATGTTATCTATTGTTGCATCAGATAAGTGGGGTCATGGGTTTGGCACACTACCTAAGTTAGATGGCACACCATACAAGACAGACAAAGGTGCATTCCGTAATCATCCTTGCACTATCTGGGCACAGACACACTTCCGTTGGTTATTAGATCATGGACTCAAGTTATGTGAAGAATACACTTACAGGTATAATAAAATTCATAGTTGTCAACCAACACTGATACATGCCACTAAAATATTTCCAACGAGTCCAGAACCTACAGAGTTTGCTCGTGCTATGCCTGACGAATTCAAACATGATGACACCATAGATACATTTACAGCGTACAAAAGATATATCTCATCAAAACCGTGGGTTCATGACAATTACCTACGCAAACCTAACCGTAAACCTAACTGGATTTTATGAAAACACTTTACCTAGGTCCTAAGTATGACCTGTCACATATAGAGGGAGACACTTGCACATTTATGCAGGTTGCACAACTCATTGCAGATAAAAATATCGTAGCAGTATTTCAAGGCAGATCCGAGGCAGGTCCTAGAGCATTGGGTAACAGATCAATATTATATGACCCACGAGATCCTGATGGTAAGGATAAGGTCAACCGAGTGAAGAAAAGAGAATCATTCAGACCATTTGCAGGTAGCATACTACTACCATTCGTACATGATTGGTTTCACATGGCAGGGTTGGAAGAGTCACCTCACATGATGTATGCAGTTGATTCTAAAGAAGATAAGAGAGATCAAATACCTGCTGTATTACACGTTGATAATACATGTAGGATACAAACTGTAACACCTGATCAAAACCCCAACTATTATAGACTCATCGATGCATTCCACCAGTGGACAGACATACCTATGGTATTCAACACTTCATTCAACCTATCAGGTGAACCATTAGTGGAGACACCTGAGGATGCCATCAATACATTTGAGAACAGTGACATCGACTACCTATTCTTTCCTGAGGTGCATAAAGTTAGGGGAAAATGACCTTTCTGTTTCATAATATTGGGAAAAAAATCTCGGCAAATTTTTTGACTGTAGGGTTGAACCTATCAAACAACGGTTCTATCTGTATGATGAGAGGTAAAAAAATATTATTCTATCTTGAGTCGGAAAGAATCACAAGGAAGAAGTATGATACTGTAGTAAGAGAACTGCTAAAGTATGTTGATAAGAAACCACATGCCATAGGGATAGCAGATTGTTATTGGGATACAGGATCAAAGACTATCAAGTCATCAAGAGATATCGCTGCTATCAAAAGAATGTTTCCTGATACAAAGTTGTATGACTATCGTGGGTGTCATCATCTAGTGCATGCAGCATCAGGATACTACAACTCTGGATTCAAAGATGGTGTTGCTATAGTTGTAGACGGTAATGGATCAAAGACTAAGGAAGGTATAGAGATAGAGACTGTGTATGATGTACCATCATTC